TCTTCACCTTGTCCCAAACTGTTCTGATTCGATCCTTTGTCCAATGCTCCCACATCTTTCCCTTTTTATAGTGATTTCGATAAGCAATGTAAGCTCGTCTTGTGAGAGGAATCTTACGTGGCTCTGTGTTTTTTGTTTCCCCTGATTTTAGTTCCACAACGTAACCAAGGTAATCATCATGTCTTACTTGGTCAGCACTTATTCTTCTGGCTTCACTTGGTCGCATGCCTGTGTCGATCTGCCACATAAAAAAGTCTGCAAAATAATCTTCTCCTTTCTCTTCAAGAAAATCTAAAATGTCTGCTTCTTCTTCATCGCTAAAATAAACATTCCTTTCGTTGTTAACCTTCTCAAGCTCAGGCATCGTTACTTTCTTTGGAATCCACTCCCTTGAAAAAGCAAAAGAAAACGCCTTTGAAATCGTCGCAAACTTTAATCGAATTGTAGCAGGTGAGTTTCCTAGATCTTTACAGTGAAGATGGAAGTCATCCAAAGCGTTGATGTCTATCGTATGTGCTAATCGCTTTGCTCCGAAAAATCTTTCGATCATCGAAATGTGTTGAAGTGCTGTAGGCTCGTTTGCTTTCCCCTGCCAAACATTAAGAACTACCTTAGTAAACATTTGCGAAAGTGTCATTGGCTCCAGTCGCTTGTCATCCTTATCAATTCGTTCTCCTCTGTGGAGCTTTGCTCTGACATTTGTTTCATACTCTTTTGCCTCAATTTCTGAATCAAATTGCTTTCGGTATCGTGTGTTTTTAACCATGAAATCAGCTAAAAACTTTGTCCCATTTTTTCTGATAGCCATTGTTTTGGTAGTCCTTTCTTTTGATGTTGGTAATTTTCTTAATTAAGTACAGTAGTACAGTATTATAAAATAATCAAATTACAAAAAAAAAAGAGAGACACTGGAAAGCAGGGAAAACTACCAATATTAAACCTACTTTTGAAAGCCCAATGCCTCTCTTTAATTCTTATTATTATTATAATACCCGATAGATTCTAGGCTTGGTAAGGAACCTAGTCAACATCATTAATCGAAAAAAATCTAAGTATTAAGAAGCATGCAATTATCCAAAGTATGATGTACAAAAATATCATAGGGTCAAATCATGATAAAGTTGATTGATGTAGGGAACAACTTCAAAAGCTGTCTCCTGGTTACCTGCTTTTTTCTTTACCCATTGATGTTGAGTCCAAGCATTCGAAACATCGTAATCGAAAAGATCTGCCACTGCCTGATTAGTCCAGTGAAACTTTTCCATTAAAACGTAACACGCTATCTTTCTCCAAAAGACTGTTTTGCGTTCCGATCCATTTAAGATTTTATCTCGGCTCCACCCTGTGAATTTCGAAATGCTTTTTATTAATCGCTCCGATAGTTCTTCTTCATTTCCAACGAAATGTTTAGTTCTTAATTTCATAGTATTATTTATGTTTATTGGTTTATTTGTTTTTTAGTTAATATGAATTTTACTTTTGGATAACACTCCCCACATCCCTGACACTTTAATCCAGTCCACTTGAAGTGAAAAAGTTTGTTGTCAAAGCCACAGGCACATTTGGCAAAGCAAATAGGATCGAGAAGAAGGGAGCCACTTGTATCTTTTTGAGTGGCATCATTTCCATTTTCATCATAGAAACCAACTAGCCAATATCCCTCTCTTTCAAGAGCCTTTTCTATTGCCTTTATGACGTAACCTGGTTCCTCTAATCGCCACCTTGCTTCCACGAAATCCCCAAAAGTTTCTCTTTGATCACTAATAATTAATTGCATCTTTCCAGTTCGTTTTCATTTCGAGGGTAAATCCGTCTTTATCGTTCCATTGAAATGATTTTACAATACCCCTTTCTCCTAACTCCCTTATCAATTTCATGTTTACAGCATCGACATAATCGTAATCGTAAGTTTGAGCAATATCTTCGAGTTGGAAATCAAAATGATCTTCAAAATCTTTTAATTCTATAAATTCAGTTTTCATTTTTTAAATTTAGACAAAAAAAGAAGGAGACTTAATTTAATAAATCTCCCTCTCTTTCTTGTTTAATAGTTATTCTTTACTTAATTCTCTCTCAGCCCAATCGATCCACTCTCCGATCTCTTTTAGCTCGTCCATCAATTTATTAAGCTCCTCAGTGTCTTTTGTTTGAGATGCCCATTTTACATAGGAAGGAAGAAACACAGCTTTTGATACTTTAATTTTTTTAACAGCCATAAGTTTATACCTCCTCCCTTTTTTTAATCTCAATAAGACCGCTTGCAATGTTAACACTAACCTTTTCGCCTTGTGAGAACATCTCAGCAAGTGGCAATGCCTTAGTGGTTTTAAGATCAATGACTGGCAACTCATTGCCATGATTAATAACTTTTGATACCTTGCGTTTTGCGTTCTTGTCTTTTGTTATTTTTATAACGCCATTGATAGCTTCTATCTTGATTGGGGTTCCACTTTGGAACCCTGCATCGTTTAGTTTTCTATTCCAGAGACAAATTCTAGAATTACTTCCTACTTTTTGCGTCTGATTTAATAATATTGGTTTTGTTTTCATTTTGTTTAGTTTTTTTGTTTAGTAGTTTTTATTTTATTCATCATCACAATAAGCTGTAACGATTAAATTATGTTTTGAACTTTCTCCACTTAATTCTAGATCAAAATCTAGCAATCTATCGTGTATAATTTGTCTTGTAACGTATGAAGCGTCCCTCAAATAGTGTCTATATTCATAGTTCCAAAACCAAGCGAAACCCATATACTTCTTTGATCCTATATTATAGAAGTCCACTTCCTTAATCATTTTAAAAGTATCAAGGCAAGTATTTTCATATTCTATAAAAAATTCCCAATCTTTTATATGGCTCCTATTAAAAGGAATATCTGGTAGTTTAATTTCTTTTGTTTTCATAAATTTTTTTAATCGTTTGGTTTATGACAAAGAATCCTCCCATCTTCTATGATTAACTTAGCAATTTCTTTCTTCATCCCTTTATGCTCACAGAACTTAGCAAGCGTTAAATAGTTATTCCTCCAATCAAGATAGAAATCTATAAAAAAACTTTTGTTTTGAATCGCAAGATTTCCAAAAGTTAATTCATCTGGATAAATAGTTTTTTTATTAACTTGCATACTCTTCTATTGCCTCCTTTAAGCCTTTTAAATCTACAACAAAAGAAGCTCCATCGAATCTAGTATAAACAAGATCTCCTTTTATTGTGTGATCGTTTGGATCTTCAAG